AAAACTTTAGGGGAGGCCTTCGGGCCTCTCCACCCCTTATTGAGAGCTAAACATGCCATCCACTTTCATCAGTCTTACAAATACCTTGCTCCGCCGCTTGAATGAGGTGGAGATTGAAGATGCTGACTTTGCTAGTGTTCGTGGAGTACAAGCGTTAGCTAAAGACGCAGTTCGTGCGTCGATTGCGAAGATAAACGCCGCAGAATTTGAGTGGCCGTTTAACTCAGCGGAACACTCTCAGTCCCTCACAGTAGGCCAAGAAGATTATAGCTGGCCACAGTATTTCAAGTCGGTTGAATGGAACAGTTTCTACATCGTCAATGATGGAGTTAACACCAACACAACCACTTCTCTAGATTTTGTCTCTCGTGACTACTACTACGACAGACTCCGTAATGCAGATTTAGATGCCGGGGCATCCGGTCTAGGTTTACCTAACTATGTGTTTCCGTTGCATGGCAATGGCTATGGTATCTCTGCATCACCCGACAAGGCCTATGTAGTTAGGTTCCGTTACTTCCTGAATTACGCAGAGTTGATCAACAACGTAGATCAAACCCGTGTACCTACTACCTATGATCACGTCTTAATCGCCGGTGCCATGTATCATATGTACCTGTTCCGAGATAACTCGGAGATGGCAGGTATTGCTGATCAAGAGTTCCGAGGCGGGATCAAGGAGATGCAGACCCTCCTATTGAACAAGTATGCTTCAATAGAAGACACTCGGATTAGCTTCTAATGCCTGATAAAATCCAGTCGTTTAAGGTCGTCTCCAAAGGCGGCCTAGACGCCAGTCAAAACCACCTATTGCTGTCTGAAGAAGATCCCGGTGTAGCCATTAGATTGGTGAACTATGAGGTGTCTCTCTTCGGCGGCTATCGCCGTATTAACGGCTTCACGCCCTATGGCGGAGATAGTATTGCTACGGTAGGTGGCAATGAGTCAGACGGACGAGTGTTTAACCTATCCATATACTACGACGACAATCTACTTCGAGAAGATGTACTAGCGTCCCGTAAAGACCGCCCCTTTGAATATAGGATGAGTACAACTAGGTCTGTATTCAGTGGAGCGGATTTTAATGGCAGAACTCTCTCCGTCACTAACTCTGTTTCGCTGGGAGTATATCTCAATGGCACTGAGTTGGCTCGATCCCAGTACACTATCGATATCAGTAACAATGCTATTACCCTAAACACGGCAGCCGAAGCAGACGACATCGTGGTCATAGACAACCATGAGTATAAGTTTTACCGCTTCGTTCTTTTAGTTGGGTGGCAAGCATACACAACAGGCCTAAACCACTACACCCGGTCTCAACCTTTTGCGACTGAGGTATTCAGGATTAGGTCTGCACAGTTTAACTTCGGTGACGGTAATAAGATATGTTTCGTCGATGGTGTGAACAACGCTGTTGTTTTTGACGGAATAAACTGGAAGTTCATTTCTCCATCCGGCGCAGGTACCCCTGCTAGTCCCGGCGGAGCTATGTGTTTTGCATCACCTGAGGTAGTAGAAGTCTACGAGAACCACCTATGGCTCGGTGGCGATAAGACAGACGCATCTAACATTGCGTATTCCACTCCCCGGGATGAGAACAACTGGACAGCGGCGGGAGGTGCGGGTCAGCTTCCTATTGGCTATGACCTAGTGCAGTTTAAGCCCTTCCGAGACAATCTGTTTATCTTCGGTGAAAATGCCATCAAAAAGGCTATAACCAACTCCGACGTTAATATACCATTCATCCTCGAGCAAGTTACAGCCAATGTGGGATGTGTAGCCCGAGACAGCGTATTAGAGCTTGGTGGTGACCTAGTATTCTTAGCACCAGATGGGCTACGCCCTGTGGCGGGTACTTCTCGTATTGGCGACGTTGAACTAGAGACAATCTCCAAACGTATACAGACTACGATCTCTCAGTTGCCCTCCGAGTATGACTTGAAGAACTTGTGTGGCTGTGTGATCCGAAACAAGTCTCAACTCCGTTACTTCATCTCTGAACCCACCACATCATTAGCAGATGCTTTTGGTATCATAGGTGGACTAAGGACATCGGACCAACGTCTGGGATGGGAGTTTGGTGAGCTACTAGGAATCCGGGCATCATGTACCACCTCAGGATACATAAACGGATCTGAGTTCGTATTTCATGGAGACTACGACGGTAAGGTATACCAGCAAGAGAGCGGAAATACATTTGCTGGAGAGCCAGTTTTAGCAGTTTATTCTACACCATTCTTTGATTTTGGGGACACAGAAGTCCGTAAGATTATGCGGAAGGTTAACACATTCATCCGGGCCGAGGGTCCACTCGAAATGAATATTGCGGTGATATATGACTGGTATTCCCCAGACGTATCAAACCCTACCTCATACAGCGAAGAGAGCAAAGGTCAGCCCGTGCAATATCGTACACCGGGCATAGACTACAACGCAGCCTTAGTTACCTACGGCGGATCTGAGAAGCCTATTCTCAACACCCCCATCGAAGGCAGCGGGAACTCTGTACAAATAACCTATGTAACCTCAGGCGACTTTGCCCCTTATTCCATTCAAGGCATCGTCTTTGAGTTCAGTATCGCAGGGAGACGATAATGGCTGGCTATACCCGGCAATCTACCTCACAAATTATTAACGGCGCAAACATCACTGCGCCACCGTTGAATGCGGAGTTCAACCAGTTAGCCAACTCGTTTGGCACTGGAGGACATACCCACGACGGCACGTCAGGTAATGCCCCTAAAATTGATTTAGCTACCTCTGTAACTGGATTTCTTCCCAGCGCAAACGGCGGTACAGGCGGTAAGAACAACTTAGCGGCTACCACAAACCCCGGCAATGGGGATGACGCAGACGACGGCTATGGCCGAGGATCTTACTGGTACAACTACAGCGGTGACCGCTGGTATATATGTATCAACAACACTGTAGGCTCCGCTGTATGGCGTGAGATGCTTATGGTTGAGACCGGCTCTGTTATTGAACCCGGTATCACGGGTGCAGTGGATCTCGGATCATCTACCTTTAAGTTCAAAGACACAAATCTATCCGGGTCTATGAATACCGTATCCGCAGCCGTATCCGGTGATATGACTGTGGGTGGTACACAGACTAATACTGGGGCCGCTACCTTTAATGGTTCTGCCACATTTAGTAACATCACAAACTTTACCGGCGCAGCTAACACAATTGCAAATGCAGAAATTACCTCCGGTACTATTAACGGTACTACAATTGGTGGGGCCACTGCCGCTGCGGGTACATTCACGGCACTGACAGCCAACACTTCAGCCAATCTAACTAACGCCACTATATCCGGCGGTACAATCAACAACAGTGTAATTGGTGGTAGCGCCCCTCTAAACATCACAGGGCTTACTGTGGCGGCCTCTACGGGCTTCTCAGGAGACCTCACTGGTAACGTGTCAGGTAATGTTACAGGCAACCTCACAGGCGCTGTAACGGGCGGTGTGACCGGGGATGTGACGGGTAACGTAACCGCTTCCAGTGGATCTTCTACATTTAACGATGTGGTTATCAACGGCAGTTTGGATATGGACGCTACAACAGCGTCTACCATTACGGGTCTGTCTACTCCTCTGAACCCTACTGATGCTTCGACAAAATCGTATGTGGACCAACAAGTAGCACTCGTTTTATCCTCTGCACCGGCTGCATTAGACACACTCAATGAGTTAGCCGCAGCAATCAATGACGACGCTAACTTTGCTACAACGGTCAACGATAACATTGCCACTAAGCTCTCTTTGAGCGGCGGCACAATGACTGGTAATATTAACTTAAACGATAATGATCTTAAGAATATTAACTTACTACAGTTCAAAAATAGAGAATTAACTGATTTTGATGGCTCAATGCAGATGATACTTGATGCAAATGACTCTGATAGTAATGTTCCAGGTCATGGTGACCATGCCAGTAGCTATCCAATGGGCATTTATTTTACAGGAGACAATGACGAATCTACAACAACTTTAGGAAATGGTCTTGTCAAAGTATGGCACACAGGTCATTTTAATAAAGCACACATTGATTACTTTGTAGGATTATATGATTCAGGCGTTACGACAACTGAATATGATTATTTAGATGGTGTGACAAGTGCCATACAAACTCAATTAAATAGTAAGCTAACATCCTCTTCGCTTTCAGGATACGCAACTGAAACATATGTAGGAACACAGATTGATAATTTAATTGATGGAGCTCCAGGAACATTAAACACTCTAAACGAGTTAGCAGCTGCAGTTGATGATAATAATACTTTCTTTAGTACAGTATTACCTAAGTCTGGTGGAACCATGACTGGTACTCTGGCCTTAGATGCTGCAGATTCTCTTTCTTTTGAAAGCGGTAAACATTGGATTACATATAATGATGGAGAAGGAAACTTTAACATTAGAGTTGGACATAAATCTGATGGAACTCCGAATGAAGTA